CGGGTTTGTCTAAAAAAGAGCGGTAAAGCTTCTTTCAGGCAACGTTTTTATTAAGCGAGTAGGAAAGCCTACCCGCCCGACAACATAACCTCCTATCTTTCGACTAGCATAGACACTCGCGATATTTCTCTGGCGTTCGAAGTCTTTCAACATTCGAGCCATAAACCTTAGAACGAATTCGCCTGTTAAGCGCTGTCCTAATAGGTCCGTAGAAAGTATATCATACCTAGAACGAAACGACATTTGGCGAGACTTCTGCCAATAGCGTAGTTCATGGGAACGATTACATACATCAATATTATCATTCCTTTTGTATCGGAATTGAAGATAATTGAAGCTACAGGAACCGTGCTTGTCTATAAAGACTTTGCTAAAGTTAGCTTTTGGCCACCTAAGCTGGAACCGGGAGAAATCCCCCCAGATCTTTAAGCCTGCATCGTCAGGATAGTGGTCAGGAACTGTTTTGATAGTACAGCCCAAACCAGAGAGAACGTCGAAAATCACGTCAAAAACTGAGTAATATACGTAAGAAAGGTCTCCGAAATACGTTATGTATTTCTCAATGATCCCATTACATACTGTATACATCCAAGCTTCCAAATGTGACTTAGACGTTCCTGAGGGCGCCCTTAAATAAAAGGGGCGCACGTTACGGCCGGCAAAAAAATCGCCACCGCAGGACTCTCTAAACCTATCTGTTCGAGAAATAAACGACTTATCGTCATTGACTTCAAGCCCAAGGCATTTGCTAACTAAAATAAATAAGTCAGCAGCCTGGGTAGGTAGGATCACGTCATCGCCAAACACGGAAACCTGATTTAAATGCTTTCTTGTCGAAAGCAGGTCAGATTCTGTATAGGCGACACACGCAAGTCCAATAGAGTAAAAAATCAACGTTTCTACAGGAAATGTTGTTGCATTCCCCATAGTTGCATACATGGGTAGCTCATACTCTTCGCCATCAATGATGGAGGTTCGAGAACGAACAGCCAATAACGCATTACACCAATCAGGAGGAAACAAAAAACTAACTAAAGTCTTTGCAACCGAGTCAGACGCACTAGAAAAGTCAATCGTGGCAAGTTTGCCC